GTGTGGGCCAGATTGGCGCGTTCGGCATCCGTGCTGCCGCCAAATTGGGCCAGCACATCTGAAATGTACTTGTTGAACGCTTGCCGGTTTTCAGTAGACGGAGCTGGGCCTAGGCCAATTTCATTGCCGTATTTGCTCAGCATGTCAGCCAGCGTGTTCCCCGGGCCTACGTTTGTCCCCTTGGCTACCAGCTGGTATGCGTTAGACAAGCTTTGCAGCGCGTTTTTATTGCGCGTCATGCTGTTAACAACCCCGCTTGGCCCCATGTAAAGGTCGTTGATATCCTGAATGTTCTTTGCGGCGGCCTTGTTCCTTGCCAAATCAGCTGCCGCCGGGGTCGTTACCACTCCGCCGGGCTGGACGGGGGCTGCGGCTTGCCCTCCCGCAACACGATTGGCGTATGCCTCTGTCTTTGGCCCCCACATGCTGCGATTGGTCCCTCCGTGGTATTCCTTTGCGGCCAATGTCATGTCGCCGTTGTTCCTATCCAGCGACTCGCGCAGAAGGTACGCTGCGGCAAGGGCCGCGTTTTCCGGTGACGACCAAGCGTCAATCCCGTACTTTTTCATGATTGCATCGCGGGTCTGCGGGATGATCTGGTACGGAGTACGCGCGCCAGCAGAAGACACTTGATCGTTATTTGAGCGCTCGCCGTTTAGGCGAATGGAAGAAAGTAACTGAACAGGTATTCCTGCTTTTTGCGCGGCAGCTTGGTCCGCAGCGTCATATACCGGGCTGCGGAAGCTGTTAGCAGATTGCGGCCCCGCAGACTGTTGCTGCGGCGGCATATTGGGTTGTTGCTGCCCTAAGCTGCCTATAAGCGCAGACATTGGATCGGCAATGCCAGCCTGTTTCATGGCGTCTGCCATGGTCATCTTCACTACAGAGCCGTCAGGCTTGGTAACGTCAACCATCGTCGAGGCAATTTGCTGTGCGTGCTCTACGCTGCCGACCATGCCAGTCTTGTTTGCCGCAGCTTGCGCCGGGGTGTTGGTATCCCAGCCAACAAATTGACCGTTGCGGAATACAGGTTGCGCACCCTCAATTGGGGCTTTAGGCATGCCAGCAATGACCCGCTTGGTAATGGGGTCAACGTAATATTGCCCGTCGCCCATCTCCATAGAATTCGCTTTCATTTTGCCTTGCAACATAAATTGCTTGGCAAGCTGCTGATCTCCGTTGGCGGCCTGTAGCGCGTCTTTGTATTCGTTTGTGTATGCGTTGCGCTCGGCCAACCTCTTGGCGTACTCATCCGGGTTGTCACGCATCATCAAAATGTCTTGCGTGCGGTTGCCTGTTACATATTGGCCCTGAGTAGCCGCATCAACGCCCTGCCCCATTGATTCGAACTGGGCTTGTTGTGCGCCAAGTTGCTTTTCAAGACCAGAATTGATATTGCGGTTGGCGAGCAGCGCAGCGCCAAGCCGGGCGATATTGCCGATTGGGGACTGCGCCACGACATAGCGCCCTGCCGTCATGTTGGGCTCTTGCGGCGCAAGCGATTGCTGTAACAGGGCAGACGACAGCGCCATATTGCGCTGCTGACGCAACAAGTCCAGCTGCGTGGCTGGATCATAAAACGGGCTATAGTTAGGGGTGACGGGTGCCTGTGCCATTTATCACCTCATCAAATACGAAGCGCCGAGCTGCATTAGGCCGCCCCACATATTGTTGTTTTGCGCAGTCTGTGCGTTGTATGCGTCTTGCTGCGCGGCGTAATTCCGGTACGTCATATCAGCGGTGTTTGGCTCGCTGATATGCGGCGGAGTGAACTGATTGCTGAAACTAGGGAACATGGGCTGAGTCCCAGCGCGAATTGCCATCAGTTGCTGCAACGGGGCGTTTTGCAGGGTCAGCGCGTTTTGAATGCCCTTGCCTTGCGTTTCCATGGCGTTGGCTTGCGCCGAGTCAGCGAGCTGTCGATAGGCATAATCTCGCTCACGTCCGAATTGTTCGTGCGCACGATTCCATGCTTGCGAGCCCTCCATGACGCCCTGATTGGCTAGCCTGGTATTCAGGTCGGATTCAAGGTTCTTGTATTGCGGGTCAAGGTTTTGCGCACCACGGTCATAGTTGGCTTTGTAGGCCTGTTGGTACGCATCATTGAAATTTGGCAGCGGCGACATCAAAGCGTTATTGATGCGCGGCAGCAGGTTAAGCCCAGTCTGGTTCAGGGCGCGAGACTGCCCCATCTGCTGGTTATACAGCGCCTGAATCTGTGGGCTGAGCGTCTGGACGTTGGCGTACTGATCGGCGCCGTTGGAGTCTTTGCCAATCTTGACGTACTGAGAGGCCCCAAACGGGGTGAACTGGCCGTGCCGGCTTAGGCTGGCGTTGTAGTCTGCAACCTGTTTGGACGTGTCAAGCTGCTGCTTGGTTGTGTCCTGCACGCTCGGCGGTGCTGGCGGATCGTCGTTTTTCAGACTCATGGTTACCCCTCAAATACCGGCAGTTCTGCCTGGTCAGCGAGTAAATGAGCATATCCCCGTCACGCCCGCATTCCGGGATGGTGCAATTCAGCTTTGCGCCGATCCGTTCAGCCCATTTAATGGACTGCGCGTTAGTGCTGTCGATGTTCCCAATCACTCTGTTGACCTTCAAGTAATCGAAGGCGTACCAGAAAACGTACTGCAAAAACTCTTTACTAAACCTGTCACCAGCAATATGCATGGCAATTGATCGCTGGTTATACTGCTCAAACACGCAAGCGGCCATAACAATATCGTTTGCTACATAACCAATTGCAATGCCTTCTGTGAATTTGCCGCCTGTTCTATCTGCGACCCAATCACCAATTGATTTGCCCGTTACCAGCATTTCCCATTAATGCCCGGAACCAGTCAATATTGCCGTTTCCATATCCGTTACTAGCCGTATCATATGCCGATGTTGGAGAGAATGGGTCGCCATTCATCGGAACGCGGCTTCCGTCCGGATAAGTATAATACAATTGACTGTTTTGTTGTTGCGATTGCTGCTGATTTGGTGTAGCGCTATTAGGCGTTGCCATAAGCGCATTGGCCAATGCATTACCACCGCGACGGTCTGATCCCATATCTCTATCTGGGTTCGGGCCTTGACCACCGAACGATTCCCCGCCAGGCCCTAGAGATTGCAGAGCGGCACCGAGCATTGAACCGCCCGGCATGAGCATATCCAATGCCCCGCGCACCATTGGGTTCATTTCATTGCGGTTGAACCGGAAGCGGTCCATAAACCCGGCTCGTGTACCTCCGCCAGCTACCCGCTCTTCTACGGGGGCGCGGTTGTCAACACGATCCGCAGCGCCATCTGGCTGGCTGGCTTGCTGGGAACGGTCTTGCACCATCCTATCGCCGTAGTCTCGCGTCTCTTTATCCCGACCTTGCTTGTCGTTGTAGTCGCCGTCGGCGTCGCGGTGGCCCATGTCATCGTATTTAGCCATTTCTTGCCCCTACAAAGTCCCGCCTGCTTCAAACACAATGTCCGTAGACAGCCACGTTACATCAATGCCTTTTGCTGCGCATTTAAGCCTTATTGCAGCGTTATAGCCAATTCCATTAAGGCCTTGCCAATTCGATTTGACATTGACAGCAGCGCCCCATGTAGCAGAATCCCATATTGCGGAATCCCATGCCCCTGCATTAGTACCGGTAAATGTCAGCAATGCTGACGGGTTGGTATCGTCAAAGTCAGTATTGACTGACGCCGATATAGCCGGGTTGCCATTGCTTTGCAGCATGGGCCGCATCAGGTGGAATCGCTTTTTTGATCCACGCATGCCGAAATACGAAAAAGCTTGTTTGCAATCACATAGTATTTGTGCGCTGTTATCGTCCTGCCCGTACCACGCTTTTGATACTACGCCATTGCCACCAAAATAGACATCATTGCGAAATAACTCCCAGCAATTTGCCGACCACCCGGTAAATTGCGCCCATGCCCCGGTAAGGGTATTCATGCAGTATTGCTCTTGCTGGCCAAGAGCGACGGGGACATTGAATATCAACATCCCTGCATCTGGGTATAAAGCAATTTGCCATCCGTAATTCAGGTTATATGCCGTGGTCGCATCGCTATATGCGTGCTGGATTTTGTCAGTAATGGAGCCTTTTTCGCCCAGCTCGGCAAAAAATCGCCCTTGCGACATGGGCATAATGCCCTCGCGGTTGATGAACAACAGGTCCGACCCGTATTTGTGGAAGCATCGCTCCCCCATTGGAGCGCCGGTGATATACAGCCCGCTCAATGACCAGTTGGAAGCGCTGGAAGGGTCGTACCCTTCATATATCGCCATTTCACCCTCAGACGTGACGAAAACCGTCAAGTCTTTAATGCCAAATCCGCCGTCGATGGTCCATGAGGCCATGGATACGAGATAACCGCCGCGCCGGAAAACTGCCCCAAAATCCAGAGCGCTTGCAGCTCCACCCACGGAATTAACCGGTAAATACCACACCCTAAGGCTGTTTTTCTCGATAAACCACATGCGCGATTTTGCGACGTATGGGTTCTGTAATAGCGTTGTGGTGACGCCAGTAATGGCCGGGGTGGAAACGCCAGTAATGGCGGTCCAAGTCGTTCCGTTGTATAGCCGTGGCGCATCGTTACCGTTGGCGGCGTACAGGAAATTGCCGCCCGGCGTCGATATGTTGGCATAGCCCCATTTGTCAGTCGTCAGCCCGGACACAACAGCCGCGCCTACTGCGCCGCCGGACGTCACGTCATAAAACGACGTGCCGCTGGCTGCGAACAGCTTGGAACTGGCCCCAGCGTTGTAAGCCATCAATGTATTGACCTGCGACGGTAGGCCTGTGGCGTAGTTGGCATACCCTTTTCGCATTTGCACGCCGGACGGGACAGGCCACCAGTTTTGCAGCAGGCTGGCGTCTTTCTCTGGCATGTCATCCAGAGGATCGCGGGCATTCCATCCGCCAGTTGGGGCGGTAAGGGATGCGGTCTTTCTCATTGCCCATACCCCGTATCAGGAAGGCTTCGATCAGTGATAAGGAACGTCCCACGGCGGGGCGACATGCTCAGCGTCCTGCCCGATGTGTTAGCGGCTTCGGCGATGGACAGATGCTGCATGTAATCAGCCGTGACTGCCGATGAGTCGAAGTTGTGCGAGTCCAGGTATTTCTTTTTGAGCGCAAGAATCATCAGCCGATCAGGGAAAATGCAGGTATCCGTGTCGTTGCTAAACTGGAGTTTTTGGTTCCCGCTATTGTCACGCGCCCAGTAGCTGGACATGTACTCAATGCCAAGGTATTCGTTGGTGTTTGCGGCAGGGAATAGCTGCATATAGCCGCCAAGCATCCGCCATACGATACGCGGCCATGTCGAGATATACCCGGATTTGATCTGCTGCCATTCCTGCGCGGTCAGTGGCCCCTGCATGATCCAGTGCTTGGATTTGTCCCATTGGGTACGCTCAACCTGCCGTGCATAGTCAGCTGGCAACGTGTATTTCTGTTTGCTAAACGTGAGCTGCACGGTGCCGGTGCTGGTGGCGGGCTGGTTCAGGGTTAGCGTAGTCGGGGAATCCACAGATTGTACCCAGCAGTCCTGAGGAATCCCGGCCCCAGTGACCATGAACGTGCTATCAAGCCCCGTAGTGGTCACAGTCACAGACTGACTGCCGCTGGTGGTGGTGGCCGATAGCGTATAGAACACCGTTGTAAAGCGATATTCAACGTTAAGTTGTTGCCAGTTGAACCTCTCTTGCAGCTCGTTACCGGCAGCGTTAGCCAAGTAGTACAGTTGCTGTACGTTCGTATCCGTATTGCCCGCTACAGAAGCGGGTAAGGTCAGCGACATTTCAGCAGAGGCTGCTGCTACAAGCTGCAAGAGAGTATTTGGCATTATGCGTCCTCAGTTTCCTTGCGCGGGCGGCCAGGTCGTTTTTCCTGCATCTCGCGCATCTGTGCCTGCATCATTTCAAGCTGGCCCTTCATCGTGGCGATCACATCGTCGCGCTCTTGCAAGGCCGCTACCATGCGCGAATCAGCCGCGTTTTCGCTGGCTCGTGACAGGTAGGCCTTGGCCAAGTCGCGCAAGGCATAAGCACTCATGCCACCGGACATGCCGATGTTGTTAATCTGCTGGTCGGAAGCGTGCGCGATGTTTTCAACCGTGAAAAAGTTGTAGCCGTTCAGCATCCGCACCTGAGCCGGTGACAGCTGCGTCCATTCAGAAAGCGGCGTGCCGTTCATCGTCTCGCCAGACTGGCCGGACTGCAAAAACTGGTTCCATTGACGCGGGAAACGGGCCTTGTGCACCTCGTTCACCGGCTGGTCAATGATGGTGAACTGGTCGCCCGGAGTAATGATCTTGACGTAATCCACGTCGTCGTAAATGGGGCGCCCTTGCTCATTGCTCATGTGTTCGTTTTTCACCGCGCTACGGTAAAAAACCACAGTCAGGGCGTCGTCAGGGTTGAACGCGCCCGCAAAATTCGTGTTGTTTGCGTCGGTTGCCATCATCATGCTGGACATTTGTTGATCCTCGCTAAGTAGTCAGCGGAACCGCCCCCGAAGGGGCGGCCATGTTACACAGAGGCCTTGCTGAACCACGCATAGTCACCCGTTACCAGCGCCGTGGCAGGCGACAGGTACGAGCCACCAGACGCGGTAGCAAGGAAGGTCGAGGCATTCACCGTGCAGACAGCGGTAGAAGCGCTGATGCTGGCGTTTGCCTGTGCAAAAACGTACAGCTTGCCGTCATTGGCCCACACCTGATGCCCCAGAGCAAACGGGGCTTTCAGGAGGGATGCAGACGTGCCGTACTGGGTGGCCGGGAACACCTGCGTTACATCAATACCGGCGGAAGGGGTTACGCTATATGGCATGGTTTTCTCCTTAAGCGATCAGCACGCCTTGCAGCATCGGAGCGCTGCAAGTCATGTTGCCCGCAAAGCCGATCAGTTTGATCACGGCGTCTTGGTTAACCGGCTGACGATCACCGCCGATCGGCACGAAGTTGCGTTCAGCGTGCGGACGGAAGAACAAGTAGTCAGTGTTCAGCGCCCACATGTGGTTTGCAGTCGCGCCGGTCCAGTTGGCACCACCAGCGCCGCCGGTATACACGCCGCCGTCCAGCACCACGTCAGCGGACTGACCGCCGCCGAAGAACTTAAGCGACGAGAACCCGGCACCCGCTTCGCTTTCGCTGGTAACGCGCTGGATGGCTTGCAGGCTGTTGACGTACATCTGGAAGTAGTTGTTGTCAGCTACCCACAGATCAGCACGATCACGGCCACGCACCAGACGGATTGCCAGAGCGGTCATGTACTGCTGGATGTTGGCAGCAGAAACAGCCGCGCCACCGTCAGTTACACCGCTGTACTTTACCGAGCGCCAGAAAGCCCAAGTTGCACGGTCAATGCCGCCGTATGTGCCGGAGGTAGGGGCATCCGGAACCGCAGCAGCCAAGCCGGTAATGTTCTTGCCAGCGTTGCCGGTGCCGTCCAGGTAGATGTCGTTCGCAATCCTGTTAAGCAATTGCGTTTCAGCAATGCTCACCCGCGACTCGATCAGGTCAATCATCTTTTCCTTGCCGCTGTTTTGCAGCATTTCCAGACCGGAAACACTGACAGCAGCAGCATATTGCTGGAGATTGAACTGAGCGGCGCTGATCGGGCTATTCGGGGTGGTGTTGATCACCTCATAGCCGCTGTAACTGTTGACGTTGGCAGTCGAAGCGTCGTTGTACATGATCTCTTGCAAAATCACGTTACCGCCGGATACCGGCTTGACGTTGCCGCGCTTGCGCAGACGTTGCAGCAGAGCGTTATTGTTGGTTACGTTGTCAGCCAGAACACGAGACCGGCTCTGGATGGTCGTAGTGATGATGTCACTGTAGACACTATTTGCCGATGGCATGGTTTACTCCTTATTTCACCCGCGCAAACGCCCTTTCGATGGTTGCGCGAAGGTCAGTAGGCTCATTTGACGGGGTGTACTCGGCAGCAGGTGCGCCACCAGACAACCCCGCCTTTTTCTTGGCTGCTGCGACGGCTTCAGCGCGCTGTTTCTCGACTGCGGCGACTCTGTCCTGAGCCATTTTTTCCGCCACCGACATAAACTGGCCTTTTGCCATCTCATACGCCTCGTCGAGCGTTCCAACCTGTCCGGACTGGAGTAGTCGAGCCATGTCAGGTTTCAGCTGCTCGTAATACGGGAGACCGCGAGCCTCGAATTCCGCAACAGTGCGGTGTACGTCGGCCTCGTCTCTCGTACGTTGCGACCAGACGGCCTGCGCCGCCAGTCGTTCTGCCTGCTCCAACCGTGCCTGTAGGGCCGATGAGTAGGCGTCGGGCTGATATTGGCTATCAATCCCGTATTGCTGTTTCAGCTGCTCAAATACAGCCGCCTTCTGCTCAGGCGTACCCGAAGACAAAACAAGGTGCGCCTGGCTCAACCGTCCGATGTAATCGGCTGGGTTGATGTTGTACTGGTCTAGCGTTTGCCGGTACGGCTCCAGAATCTGCTCTAACCGGCTCCACTGGTCCGCGCCCTGCTTGTAGCGAGAAATGCCGCTGGCGGCCTGCGCTTCACGTTCGCGGATGTACTTTTTGACCTGCGTCGGCAAGGCCTTAAAGTCGTCCCAGTGTTCCTTCTTCCACGTAGACGGATGCTCGATTTCATCTTCTGCGGGGGCTTCTTCCGCTGGCGTAGCGTCCTCTTCCGGCGACTCTGCTACCTCTTCCGGTGCTTCGGGCGCTTCTTCCGCTGGCGTTTCCTCTGCTGGCTCATCAGACGCGCCGACCTCATCGAATGCGGCTTCGATTTGATCGCGCAAGGTAGCCTGCTCGATTTGTTCGGTCGTCATGTCTTTTGCTCCTTAAACAGAGGTCAGCCAGTTGCTGCTACCGGCGTAGATGAATGTGGCGAACTTGCCGACGGCAACAGTGGCAGCGGCATTTGCGGCCAAAGTGCCGAGGCTATGGCCGGTCGGCGGGTATACCGCTAAGGCATTTGCCCCATGATTTGCCACGATGTATTGATCACCCTGGTTCAAGTTGGTGGCAGGCAGAATCACGCCGGAATTCAGCGCCGCAGTCGTGACTTTGTTGAAGTCAGTAGTCAGCAGCGTGGCGGTGCCTTGAGTGGTGCCTGCCGCAGAAACGGCAACGTTCGGCGCGTCAACGCCTAATTTGGTTTTGGCGGTCAATGCAGCTTCGCCTGCCCCCATAATTTTGCTCAGAGTTGGCATTTTTGATACTCCTTATAGCTTTGAATTGACTACATCAATAACGGTTTGCTTCAGCCCCTTGGCTAGATCGACTTTCGGCGGATTCAGAATCGCCTGCGTGTCGTTTCCCACCTCAATTAGCCGATGCTCTTTCAGATGGGCGCGATGCTGTGCGCGGCCACCGATATATTCTCCAGTCACCATGGATTGATACGGCGCAATGTCGCCCAATACCGCCGGAGCACTCAAAACACGGCGCATCATTTCCCCGCAGCAATGGGGCAGATTGTCGTAATCGGCCACCGACCGGAAAACGTCCTTTTCCGTGTAGCAGGTATTGCACTTAATCCGATACATCGGCATTTTCTGCCCCCTCGTGTGCTGCGCTGATTTGCGCGGCATCCAGAGTTGATTGCGCGCTAATCTCAGCCACTTCAATTTTTGTCTGGTTATCCATCGCGGCCTTTTGCATGGCAATATCGCCCCGCACCATTTCCAATTGAACGGCGGTATCGGCTTTGATTTGCTCCAACTGCACAGCCTTATTGACCTCAATAGCAGCCTGCTCGCGGGATTGCATAACCTCTGCTTGTGCGGAGGCCATGGAGTCGGCGGATTGCGCCTGCTGTATCTCTCGGTGCTTGGCAATGTCGGATTGCAGGCTGGCGGCGTGCTTTTGCATGTCCAGCTGGCCCTTGGCGGCAATCTGTGCCATGGCGTTTTGGTGGCGGACGCCTTCCAGATTGGCTTCGTGCTGCATTTGCTGTTGCTGCAATTGCTGTTGCAGCTTGAGCTTTTCCATTTCAGGGTTTGGCGGAGGCGGAGCGTTCTTGCGCGCTTCGATGGCCTCTTTCATGTCCTGCACGGCCTTGTCTATCGTGCCTTCCAGTTGGCGGCCAGCTTTGAACCCGCCAACACCGAACTTCAGCATCTCCAGCGACAGCACCCCCAGCTCCGGCGACACCTGAGCGGCCTTGGTGCACTTCTCCAGAAATGCAGATGTGGCGGCCAGAAACTCAGAACGGCCCTGTTTTTCGGCCTCTTCGTCTACGGCAGCCATCGAATCACTGCTAACCTCGATGCGCATGCCCTCTGCGCCCTGCTGTTTCAGCAGTTGCAGGGCAGGCTCGACAAGGGCTTGATCTTCTGGCGTAAATTGATCCACTGCCGCGCATCTGGCCAGCGTTTCAGGCTGGTAATGCCGGCACATAATCTCCGCCAGGATGCGGAGCAATTTAGTAGCGAACGATACAACCGCGTCTTGACGGTCACGCACGCGCAGAGAGCCAAAGTTACCCTTCATCTGCTGGGCTTTAGCGGTCTCTCGCGGGTCAGATGCACCCCGGATAATGTCCGGAATGCCGGTAATGTCGTATACCTGCTGCTTGACCTGCTCAAATGCCTTGTAGGCTTCGTTCAGCGCCTGAGCAATGGGGGCAATCTCAACCAGATCAATCGCCCCACGCAGCCCCTGCTTCTCAGCAAACGCGCTCCAGTTGCCGACGGGGATAAGGTCATTGTTTTGCGCCTCAGAGAACAGCCGAGCCAGCGCAGGAACGGCCTCGTCGTATACACCACGGATACGCAATGCCCCAACCAGCCCGTCAATGCGGTCTGACAGCTCGTCTAGCGTGTAGGCTTGGTCCTGGTACTGCACAAAATCAGGGACAGGCACGAGGCTTTCATTGGTCAGCGTGGCGTACAGCGGCGGCGGGCATGGGAAAAAGTCTTGCAGCTCCAGCTCATCAGGCGCAATGCTTAGCACTGTGTTGGTCTGGCGGGCCATATACACGATTTCACGGCGGCGCTTGTCATGGATGCACAGCACGGCCACTGTATCAGGCGCGACCTTCTGCCCGTTTGTGAATTCGCTTTGACTGGCCGTGTCCACCGGCACTTCTGCGCCTTTGTCACCGAAACGCTCGCGCATCTCTTTGCGCGACAGGTGCACGCAATACCAGACCAGCCAAACTTCCGCCCACGTCCGAGCTACGTTATGCCCAAAATCGCGGCGGTTCACGTAGTCAATCTTGCATCGCTCGTCCGCGATACCTTCGCGTTCTATTTGCTGACCCGTTATAGGATCGTACGATATACTTTTCTCAAACTTTGGAGCGTACCGGACAAATGCCGTGCCACGTCCTACCAATAGATAATCCTGCACGCACTGGTTCAAGGCTACGCGGTAGTCGTCGTGGTCCTCGACCTCTCTGGACAGGTTGCGCTCAAGAATCATGGAGGCGACCCGGGCTACCGGGTCGTTGTCTGCGTACCGACGGAATACGTCCGGCTTTGGCAGACGGGAAAAGCAGGCTGGCTTGATCGTGCTAACAATCGACCACAGGATGTTAAAGCGCGAGTTGCCGTCTATCTCATCGTCGCGCTCGTCCTCATAGCGCTTTACGATCTTGTCGCAGCGCTTGTACCACTTTTCGAATACGCGGTTGTATTCGTCAATGCGGCGCTTGAGGCGCTCGCCAGTAGCGACAACGTTTGCCATCAGTTCGGAGCCCACAAGATGGTAACGGCTGGCGTTGTCCCGCCTAGCGTTACGGTCAGGTTTGTGCCGAATCCTGCCGGGAACGGAAACCAGCCCGGCAGGACAGCGGTAGTCGCCATCAGATTCGTGGCCCCGTCATTGATGGCGATGGTAACACTGGCCCCGCTTGAAACCCAAAACCCGCCAATCACCCCGGAGCCGGTATATACAGTGCCGGACGCGGTAAGGGCTTTTGCGTTATAGGCTGGCTGGTTAATCGCTGGCATCTCAAATCCTTTTCCGCTGCTGCGGGGCTTTTGCATCCCACAACTCATTGAGCGTAACACTGTTATTGCCTACCGTAATTCCTCGCGGCAATTCGTGCACATTATCGACTTTGAACAGCTCTTGCATTACCAGAGCGCCATAGCTGAATGCGTCGCCGTCATGGCTTGACTGGTCATGCAATGGCTCGGCAGAGAATAGCTTTTTCTCGTCGTCGTACTCGTATTGCCAATTACGGAGCATTTCCAGCCCGTTATACACCCGATCGGAATTAAATTCAACCTTGTCAATAACAATTCGCGCCGCGTTTACTCGGTCGGCTTTCTTGCTATTGGGGGTGATATTGACGTGCTTTGACCCGAATTTGAAAATGAATGTTTCAACCGCAGATCGCTTAGCGGCGAAAGTCTTGGCTCTGGCATCGTGCGGAAGCCATATCTGGCCCAATGCAGTAGGATAGCCGCGCCGTGAATACTGGCTAATTCGCTCTGCCAATTTGTCCGCCCATTCTTCCGCATCCATTCCCCATCCAGACATGTGGTCGAATACGCGATAACCGCCAATGCAGGCCTGCCAGAAATAGAACACGGTCAAATCATTGCGGCCAATATCAGCGAATACGTGCATCTCCGGCCCCATGGGGTCATAGTCCACGTCTGGCCTGATTCTGCCTGCCTGTTCTGATCTGCCAATTGCCGGGCCAATAATTGCTCCGAGAATAGCAGCGTCAAATGAACACAGGTATTCCTGATCAAATAGCGCGTTGCCGTATTCCTGCCCGTAATTGGCAACGTAATCGTATCGGATCTCTTCCAGCCGCTCAGCATCGAATCGCCCGGTAGTCAATGCGTCCAGCCGCTGGGCAAATGCTCCGGCTTTGTTCCTTGCTGCGGAGAATGTCCGATAGGCATGATTGCGCCCGCGTGGCGTGGTGATGAATATCTGCCACCCGTTGTTCTCTTCAATCATCGGGGCCAAGTACGAGCGAGCAGATGGGTTAGCCAGCGCCCACTCCGAATAGACCAGCCCAGCCGTGCCAGCACCTACCAGCGAGTTATAGCGATCTGACCCCACCACCTGCCACACTGAGCCGATCTTGAACTTGATCTTCATTTCCTGATTGTCGGTGGACTCGCGCAGCTCCAGCGGGAATGCCTCGTCAATGCGGCGCTTGCCGGTGTGCGCGTTCACTGCGTCCCAAATGGCTTTGCGTGCTTGCGCGTACTCCGGCAGCATGTGCCAGTAGTTCGCTACCCGCATATGCGCAGCGCAGGCCGCCCAGTGCAAGCAAAGATCGTCCTTGCCAGCCCGCCTATGCCATATCAGCTCAGCGTGCTTGCCACCGCCCTGCAAATACCGCCATGCATCTAGCTGGTAATCGCGTGGCCGCCATCCATTCGGCAGTGCAATATCCATCAGAAGCCTTGAATGGTCACGTTCACGCCGCCCTCATGTTTCAGGTCGGTGGCGTTCTTTTCATGCATGCCGTGATTCGTGGACAGAATGAGCTTGACGATGGTGTCTTTGTAGCTGCCCATCAGCCCACCCTGCATCAACATATCGCGCTGCATGGCCTTGGCTTCGTTAATTGCTCTCAAAAACTCCGGGTTTGCCTTCCCCCAGTTCGTCAGCGTATCCGGGTCTGCGCCTACGTCAATTGCGAATCGTTCAAGCGTTGGCAGCTTGTTCGGCGTCAATACCGGCTTGCCTCTGTCATCCAGCGTTACCGTAAACGGCTCCGACTTGGCAAAATATTCACGCAACATGTCGCAATACTCCGGCTTGTAGCTTGTTGGTCGTCCTCCTGCCATGATTTACCCCTTTGTAATTTAACTACCGTCAATAATCGCACATTTCCGGATACTACCCCGGTAATTCTGCATCATTTGTAGTATTGCTACGCTATTTGCAGT